TGGGTAAAGTGCTTGGTTATAATTTGTGCTTGCATTCGATTCAAACTGTAGAATTTCAATTGGGTCATCCCATATCACTCCGGTGCCTTGTTGTATACCAACTCCAACATCTCCCATTTGAAATACTTTCATTATATACAACCCAAAGTTTCCGAAGAAGTTATTTTGTGTTGTCGTACTCGCAAGAGGTAGAATGCTGAATGTATTTGTACTTTCTATATAACTGTGATATCCAGAAAATATAACATAGTATACGCCATTAACATATTCGACATCAAAACTATGCAACATGAAATCTGGAGCCCCTGCCCAAACAGGGCTTGAAGTACTCCATTGTTGCCAAGTGCTTCCTCCAAATGTTGAGCCATTCGCCGTATAACTATATGCAATCACATTCGAGCTACCGCCGCCACCTATATTACCTGTAAGCATAAATACAGTAGCACTCACATTTCCTGTTGCTGGAATGTAAACTGGTTTTCCTGCCGCAACTTGAAATCGTTGTAATGATGTATTCGCAATAAGCGTTGTCTGTAAATCTGAATAAGTAATAAACGAGGCCCCTCCATCTACAGAACGAGCTCTTTTCACCTGGAAATATGTTCCATCATTGTACCAATAATAGATATCTATAACATATGTTCCAGCTCTCCAATCCGATACCGAAATTGATGCGTTAATATGAAAACCTGTATAAGCACCAAAGTTTGGATTATATGGAGTCCAGCTTCCATTCGCAATAATTGTAATTCCGGTACCATTAATAATACTATTCCACTGTGAAATCTGTGTGCCATCAGGAATTTTCGCAAACGTCAAGTTACCGTTTACGCTGTTATATCCTACAGCTAAAATACTTCCATCAGGTGCAGTAGTAGAATCGCCAGACCAAACTGATGAACTTTGATTGTTAAACAGTTGTGAATTTGGCAAAAGAGATTCATCTACGACACTACATTTCAAATACGGTTGAACACCATACTGTCCTTGTGCTTTCAGTAATGTTGATGTTTCCCATTTATAATTTGAAGTGGTAACCGATGCGTTTGTTGATGCACTAAATGGAACACGATGTAAACTTACTGCCTCAGTTATTGACTCTACATCAGATACTTTAGGATTTCTTGTTTTATTCCACAAGATATCCTGCCACTCAGTAATTATCTCAGTATCTGAAACCGAAATATTCAACGATATTTCTGTAATCGTTAAACTACCATCGTTTGGTGCAACATTCGGAGCTGAACCGGTACCATTAACACCTGCGTTCATGGTAACGTTTGTTATCGACCCGGCTGTAAATGACGAACCGCCTCCACCACCGCCACCTACACCGTCACCTGAATTATAACCTGAACCACCGCCACCGCCACCACCGTAGTATCCGCCACCTCCACCGCCACCCGGACTTCCAGTACCTCCAGCGGTATAATAAGCACCACTGTTACCACCCTGTCCAAATGAACCTGATGTTCCAGAACCTCCATTACTTACGCCACCTGCGCCTCCACTTCCTCCACTACCTGGATTTCCACCACCACCCGGACTTCCATTTCTTCCACTCCCACCACCACCGCCGCCGCCACCACCGGTTGTGTTTCCTCCAACACCGCCGCCGTCACCGCCACCAGCACAACCACCACCGCCGCCGCCAGCAACTAAAAGAACACTTGCATCAAAAGTGCTATGTGGAGAAAACCATGTCATACCACCTCCACCACCCGAACCGTATGACGATACCGTAGGAACCATTGCCAAAGCCGAACCATAACCACCGCCACCATAACTTTGATTATAATACACACCATACGGTGAGTTAATAGAAGTATTGGTATTCCACGAACCTCCTTGACCAACTGAAATGTAATAAGTCGTTCCCGGACTTACGGCAAAAGTACCAATGACTTGACCTCCGTAACCTCCATTTTGACCACCTTCACATGAACCACCTTGTGCTCCATAAGCGTTAATGGTAATCTTACCTATACCCGCTGATGGCGTATAAGTCTGTACACCTCCTGTATAGTTGTAAGTATATTGAGCCATTACACTTTTACGCCATAGATTTCATTTGTTTCTTCACTCAAAAATCTTTCCTCTATAACTTTACCATCTTTATCTACAATCCCAACAACTCTTCCGATGTGCTGTGTTCGTATTGATTTATCACTCATCCAAACTGAAATAGTTCTAATTGCCTGATATACACGCTCTCCTTCTTTTGGCTCCAGTTCTGTTTGTAATCCTCTGTGATTAATTGTTATCTTTTTAATTGGATGCTTTGAAAGGAATACTCTTTTTTGCTGACCCATAAAGATAACTATCATCTCTTCTGAAAAATCAGACCAATTATAATCCTTCTCATGTATTTCTGAGTCATCGTGAAATACGACATGAAAACTACTGGTATCAGGAATACCACGTTCTGTCAAGCCCATTACTTCTTTTTTGATTGTATCTGATATTTTCATATTAACTGGACCAATCATATTGTGTTACTATCCCAAAATTATAAGTACTCATGCCAGCATTATCAGTTAATGGAATAGAGACCTTTGTTTTTACTTCTATAAATCCTACACCAGCACCACCAGAACCAGCCCTGATATAAGAATTAGTACTCCCATTACTTCCGACAGGAGGAGAATAGACACTATTTGCTCCACCAACTGCGGTATCAACATCTTGATATATAGAATACAATCCTGGAGGTGTTGAATTTTCACCATACCCATTCTGCATTACGTGAACCCACTGATGAGAAACAGCAAGCGTTGATGCAGTAAAAACATTACCAGCATCATATGTTGTAATAATAAAATTCAACGCAGTCGCAATATTCGATGCCAATGCGTAGTTATTATAAACTCGAAAAAAGAATACATCAGAATCATCTCCCATCAAAACAGGTAAAGATGACTGTTTAGCTATTGTTTCAGAATATACAAACGGATTTGAAACAACGCTATAAGGTGATACATTTTGTCTGAATGTTATTACTGGTTGTACCATTGATTTTAAGAACCGATAATTGGAGCTCTTTCATATAGCGTAAGTTCGTATTGTATGAATGGCGATGACGGGGTCGATTGTGGTAAAATCGTCTCTGTAAAATTTATTATAACCACCGTAGACAATCCCGTTAATCCTGGTACCTGTCCAAATGGGTCTAGATAATAAACTGAATTCGGTGTTCCTAAATATGCATTTTCGAGATTGTGTTTTTGTACATCCCAGTTTAAATTGGCTCCAAGACTATACACTAAACTGTTTGTAGGCCAACTCGTTACCCATAATGTTAAAGTGTATTGATTGTTACCAGGACCATTATCTATAACAACCAAACGCGATGTTGATGCAGGAGCAAAAGGAATCGGTGTAGTATTAATATATCTTATCCACTCTCGTGTATAAGTTCCTTGAGCAACCGCATAATACATCGGCGTATTAACAGCAAGTGGAGCTCCATTATTATTAATGTATCTAGAACTTCCATCTGCTTTTCCTAGTGCTATTACGCTTGTGGGTGTATATAATGCCATTTTAGTTTGAAGTTAATCCAGCGTTACCTGGAAGACCGTTTATCATCATTTGAAGATTTTGACTAACATTAGTTTTAGTAACTGTAGTTCCTGCTGGAGCATTTCCAAAATTAATATTTAATGTGCCGCCCCAATTATCATTTACTCCAGGAGCAAGTTCCGTTGTTGTACCTGGTTCCAATGCCAATCCTTTATTCTTTACAATATCAGCTAATGCGCTTCCTGCAAAATATGCCACCACTCCAGCCATTACTGCTGGTAATATTAACGGAACTAATGCAGTCGCAGTAGCACCTGCCGCCGCCTCTCCAGCCACTATTGGAAGTCCATCTGCCCCAAGAATACCAACTCCAGCCGCTTCAACACCAGCACCAGCTCCAGCACCGGCAACAGTAATGCCTGCTTTTGCTAATACAGAAGCCACTGCGGTTCCTGCCGCTCCACCCAAAAGACCTAGTATTCCTAGCAATCCAGCAAACGATAACGCACTTAAAGCGGTCATTTGAAGAACAAACGCCGCTATTCCAGCTCCACCACTACCCAGTTCCCAAGCTCCAAAACTAGTTATCGCATTAAGAAGATTTAAAAGTGGAGTACCAATAAACTTAGCTATCTCGTTTTCAAATGTTTGAGTAGCTACATTTATTTTATCTAATGCGGTAAGTGTACTATCAAATTCAGTATTAACTAATTGCACTCCTTGTGGCCCACTTACACCATTTAATGAATTGGCAACTTTATCTATAGCAACAGTTTGCGCTAAAATCTTCTTTTCCCCTAACTCAGCAGTATTGTTGAAACCAACCATTGATAATGTGACGCCCGGTATTTGATTATCTGCAATACTTTCTATCTTTGTTTCCATCCCCGTCCATGCTCCCGCCGCATCAGTATTCAAACTATTCGCTAATTGTTTTGGAAAACCAACAATAGCATTAAGAGTTGAATTAGTCCCTTGAAGTGCTGTTGTCATAGTATCTAAGTTACTTTTTGCCGCCGCAAAATTAACTTTAGATTGTGCCGCATAGTCCAATACACTTTGTAGTATCCCTTTTAAACCAGTCCCCGCAGTTGACGCCGCCAATGCAAATGCTTGTGTATCTGTAACGATTTGGTTCATACTCAACAATCCATCAGACGCTTGGGATGCTTGCAATAAACTAGTAGTAACCTGATCTATTTGGTCTGAAGTTGTAGCGCCAGCATTTTGTAAATACTGTATAAAGGCAGAATTGAATGTTTCAGAAAATTGACCACCTGTTAATTTTAATGCCTCTCCAAGTTGAGTGGTTGTAGTAATTGCCTGTTGTGTTGTTTCTCCATATCCTTCTAATTCGGCTATCATCTCAGAAACTTCAGAAGTTGGCCCAGCTAATGTTCCAATCACACTTGTCACTTGTTGTGTTGCAGTTTGATTTGCTGTTATTGATGATGATGTTGGATTCGTAGTTGTAGAAGTTACCGCATTCGTTGATGCTTCGTTTTGATTCGCGGCGACAATCGCACTCGTAATCCCAAATGCCGCCATTGCGGTAAAAAACGTAATCAGATTTGCAGGCGAAAATAACTTACCAATAATAGGAGTCCAATTTATAGAATCAAACCCTTCAGTAGAAATCATACTCGCTAAGTCAATTTTTAGCTCTTTTAACTTATCGAATATCCCTGAAACCCCACCAAACAGGGATTCAAGTTGCTCTTTAGCAGTTGAATAATTCAAAAGCAAGTCAATTTCAAGTGGATTCACTTTAGTAGTTTTACAATCTTATATATAAACATTCGACCTTTCTTTAAATTGGCCGTTCGATTACCTTGCCTTCTCCCACGGTAAAGCGCTTTCTCTTTTGGTTAACATCTCTATTGAATTCCCTGATAGTATCTGGACTCGATGGAGCATTTTCACTATCTGCTTTCAACTTACCCCATCCACGCGTATATGCTTCTATCTGGTCCCAAGTACATTCGGAAATCTGTTGAGGCGTCCAACCAGTTCTATCTGTTACTGCGGCGAAGATTTTCTCGTAATCAACGCTTGTTGTGCTTCTTTTAGTATTGTTGCTTTCCGTGGGTCGATAAAACCCAGCTGTATAAGAAGTTGAAGAACATCAACTGTTCCCGGTGTATTATCTTTTACATACTGAAGTGTAACCTCTGGGTACCTTTTACTAGTAAGTAAATAGATACAATATGCGGCAATTTCCAAATCTCTTACTGCTGGAGCCATGCCGTCATCTTTTGTAAGTTCCTGCAACTTCATATAGTACTGTTGAGTTTGCTCGATGTTTGCTTTCTTTACTTCGTAATCTGTTCCTGCAAACGGGAAAGTAAAAGTCGGATTGATTAAATCCAATAATGCTTTCTCTTCTGATTCTTTATTCTCCATTGTTTATTTATTTCTAATTTTTTATCCGACCTTTACTATGCTGTTGTCGTCTTCACCAAAGTCAAGTCAATACACTCCATTGTGAAGTCCCATCCAGTGAACTGTTCTTGTGTTGAGCTCACCGTATCTGTGGTAAAGATTGCACCAGTTACCTGATACTGATACTGGTTATTATTTGAATCATACAATGTCAATGTAGGGGTAAGCAAGGTCGGTTGACCATCTAACGCCACATATGTCGTTGTAGCTCCCGTAGTTGTACCTGATGACGCAAACATCAATCCTTCCATTTCTGTTGAGAACGTCGCAACTTTACCCGTAACAGTAACCGTCTGAGAGTGTCTTGCAATTGTTACAGCTTTGATTGAATTCAAAACCATCATTCTTGCGCTCGAATACTTGTAATCGAGCTTAACATTCTCTACGTTCACTAAACGAGTACCACCGAAGTCTATGTATCCACTATTGAATACAACTCTCGTCGGAAGATTCGTTCCTGCTGAGTTAAATCCTGGCATTTCTTTTTATATAGATGTTTTTTATTTTGTCGACCTTGTTCTTTACCTTTTAATTATAGTGATTTTCTTCTCTTCTTTTTAAAGATAACTCCATACTTTCAGAGTTAAACTGACTTTCCATAGACGTATATCTGATGAATACTCTTCAACTGCTCCATCACTACGTTGCCACTCTATCGTTGTTCCATTTACATTACCCGTCGTTATTGTTTGTTGAAAGTTTAGAAGTGTCATTACTCGTTCATAAATCTGTTGAACCTGTAATTCAGAAACTCTGCTCCATATATCTAATTGCACCATTGTATCTTTCGTATTTAATGGAACCGTTCTAACCGATTCACTAATCGTGTGCATCTCTATCATAGGGAATCCCAACTCGTTTTGAAGTTGTTTTACAATATCTACTGCTCCAGAAAAGATTCTAAGATTGGGAACTGTCACTCCCATTAATGTTGCGAGTGTTGAATCATTCTTCAACTGATTGACCAGATTTTGGTTTATATTGAGCATTTTTGTTTATTCTTAAAATATCTTTCCCAATCTTCGCGACTATAGTTTGTTTGAGTATGACAAACTTTACATAAACTAATTAAGTTAACGGGATCATTATTTTTCTTATCGTAATCGATGTGATGAATATTTAATCTGTATAATTTATTACTCTTGGTTCTCAACTCATCTTGATGTCTAAAACATTGTTGACAACGATATCGATCTCGCTTTCTGATTTGTTCTCTCAACTCTGGGCTAAAATCTTTCCCGTAAGGTTCTCTAGACCTCCAACCTTGAAAGTTAAAATGTTTTGGTCCAGACCGATTAGGATATTTTATATGAAGATGAGGATATATCTTTCCCTTTTTTGCAGTAGTACTTCCCATTCTCTTGACAGATTGATTATTTTTAATGCGTCTAGCTTTTTCTATTCCAAAAATATCTTCGTATTTTTTTCCTTTTCTCGCCAAACTTAAGTCAGGTCTCTTTTTACCTTTATAACTAGCAAGCTTATTTCCTTTTTGAAATCCTCTTAATCCTAGTGGCATATTATATTCAACATTACTTTGTTCTAAATAAATCGTTGATTGCTTTTTGATTCTTTGTAAGAGCTGGTCTCATATATGGTCTTGGTAACTGACGATAATTTCTTCCCATCGAATCTTGACCAATAAAACCATATTCAACTCTTCTTGCATAAGGAGCTTGTTTCATATCTGGATATATTTTTCCGGTCATCTTACTATCGCCTTCTATTATTTCTTTCTTAATACTACTTCTAAGATTCCCAGTTTGAACTGGAACACCATATCTTGCGGCAGTACTCGAAACTGATGGACCATGTCTTCTTAATAAGTTTCTTGACATAGGTCTTGGCGTTGTTGCAGTATCATAAATCATTCCAACTGCCGTTTTCATTTTTCTTCTCATCTCAGGTTTTAATTCATCAGATAAAAAAGACTTACCAATTCTATCGAATTGACTTTTTATCTTACCAAAATCAAATGAAAAAATACTATCAGCCATTTTTGTTTCCTATGTTTAGTTTAACTTTCTCTTCTAATACCCATAATCGAACCTTATCTATACCAACCGAATCTAATTTATCACCCATCTGTTCTCGTGCTTCTAAAATAATTGCATTCGTAATTTCATTCTCATGTTTACCTTCATTAAACATTTTATCGATAAAATTAACCAGTTTTTGCTTATTTGACAAAAGCCCGAATAACTTTTCAATACTATCTTTATCAAGTAATCTCTCCCACGATATTTTATCTTTATCGCCAAGAGAATTTAAAACCTCTTTAAATGTTGGCATGCTTTTCATTGCCATTATCGTTTCTAAAACACGATTCGCGGCCATGTCATAATCTAATGATTCATTAAACCACTTTTCAAAATCAGATAACAATCTAACTTTCTTATCTTGTGAAAGTCCCAAACTTCTCAACTCTCCCCAGAATCGAATTTTTGCCGCCGCTAATGAATCTTTTTTGATTTGTTGTTGTTTTATCATTAGATTGGTATATCCACTCCAGACCACACTAAAAACTTCCAACCTTTCTCATCACAGTACTTTTGCATCGCTGCTAATTTTAATCTCTCCCTCTCAAACTTCATTTTCCATTCTGGCTTACACTCTATAATCTGCTCACTACCATTTTTCCAGTAAAGATGAACGTCGGGAATCGTATATCTATTTTGACCATTCTCATCGATATAGGATATCCTATCTTTTTCATATTGCCAATGATCGAGTTCCAACAATTGTTCCAATATCGTGAATAATAATTTTTCATCACTTGAACGATAACCAATCATCGAATTATTCTTCTGTGAAAAGAAGTATCCTTTATACTTAAAACCACCTTTCAGATATCTCTCAGTAGTTGCAATACCCATATTATTCCTCCACTCCTTCGAAAAATTGTATGAACCATTCTTTCTTCTGGTGGCAATTATTTTTTCGATAACTTGTGGATTGGAAAATGGATTATCTTTTCCATACTTTTTAGTAAAGAAACTATTATTCTTTATGATTCGCTTTCTAATGGCAGGATTTCCCCATTCCGCAATAGCTGCAATTCTTATTTTTTCAATCTCCTCTTTTGACTTCTTTCTGTTCCTAGCGAACTCTGCTATCTTCGCTCTGACCCCTGGACGCTTCGATGGATTATTATTTCCCATCAGACGGGGATCTCCTTTTTTAAAAGTACTACGATTCGCTCTGTATTTTTTCATTATATTAATTATATATTAAATGGGTAACGCAAGCTGAGCTTCAAAATGCGATACTTTTCCATTGAATAAAAATCCAGGGACGAAGCTTGTGACAACGTACTCGATATTTGCAGGGTATCCCGGCGTACTCACCGTAACAACTCTATCCTGTGGTAAGATTGTAAGATTCGTTGGATAATACATAATCCCTTGTGGTCTGATAATTTCTCCAGTCGCTGGGAATATCATGCTCTTACCACTAAATAAGATTCTTACTTTGATACCTGTATAAACGATTGGAAAAACCGTCGGGTCACCATAGACCGGATTGTTTAATGCATCACGAGATGCCGCAGTTGAAGTGGTTCTTCTTCTTACATTAACAACATCTGTAAAAATTGCGGCGAACATACTATTTTTTATAGTTTAATATCTTCTTCAAACACATACTCTCATCTCTTTTAATTTCGTGTTCCCATAAACGTAAAACGTTATAACCCATTTCTTCTAATTTTTTATTTATCTTGTTATCTCGTTCAATATAATCTAGTAAATTATGCCAGTAGTCACCATCACAATAAATAGCTAATTTCCAAGATGGAATATAAACATCTATATCAGTAAAGTGTAACTTACTATCTGATAAATATACTCTATACTGTGGTGTATAATAAATCCCGATTTTATCTAATAACTTTCTAATTGAAAATTCAATAGAACTAACTTTTATAGATTTTGCTTTCATTCTTTCTACTGCTTCCATCATTTCTTTTGGATGTTCTTTCAGATATTTCTTTCTACCTTCGCTAGTTTTCTTCGCAGTAATAGGATTTTTCATAGGATTATTATTTAACATTCTTATACTACTTCTCTTTCTATCCTCATCACTACGGAGTGGAATACCTAATGCTCTTTTTTTATCATTGGTTTCGTTTAAAGATTTTGAACGCTTATCGTTTGATTCTTTTGTAACTATCTTACCTGTATGTTTTAAACTATTTTTTCTTTTTGCTTCTCTAGCTCCCTCTATTCCGAATATCTCATCTAACGTTTTTCCTTTTCTTAATTTTCTAACTTGCTCACCCACTCTATCATACTGCCCAGATGCTCGAATAGCCGCAACTCGATGTGCGATATGTTCTGCTGTTTGTTTTACTCCTTTTATTGCAGACATATTTTTAAATAAGTGTCAAATAATCGTCACAACATGCTTAATATACGGCTTGAGAATTTCTTTAGCTCTATCTAGTATATCATTTGAAAATGAGATTTGATGCGACAATATCGAATACGAACTTGCACCAAGAGGATTTTGAAGTGCCTTACCGACCACATCGGTTACTAATAATGTTGTGGCTCTTCTTACGTCATTAGGTATGGCTTCGTTGCTCGTAAAATCGATTGTAACGGGATTACTTCCTGGAGTTGCTACATTATTAAATGTAACTATTCCATTGGGATAATCCACGGTATAAAGGGTCGGGGCTACCAATGCACCACTCACATAAATATTTACTGGTTGACTTGGAGCCCACAATCTATTTCCTAGTGCCGCTTGAAACTGTACATCGGTAGTTCCATTTCCACTTCCCATCGCATACGCTTTAAACACAGCACCAAACCCAAATGTATAATTTGTCCAAATAACACCAAGTGGTTGTCTATCTATAATCTCTGAAGGAATAGGTGAACCTGTACCTGCACCGGCATTTGACAACATAGGAACTATCTTGTAAAATCCTCTATCAGGAAAATCTTGTAAGTAACCAGTTGCAGAAGTACAATCAATTTGAATAAACCATTTCAAGACCTGTATATAAATTGAATTGATTTTCTGATATGGCGAGTTCTGAAGCACAACAGTAACAAGTTGTGGATTGTATGGCTTAACTGTAAACTGTGTTTTGCTTTCGTCAATCGTTTGTGTATCAAAATATCTCGAACACAATCTATTAACCATCGCACTGGCATCTAGTAACAATGTTTGTAAGGCGCCTGATTGGTAAAGACCATCAGATGATGTCGATGTAACTCCTAATCCAATCGCTTCCGGTGTTAAAATATACGAATCCTTTTGAATGTAAGGATTATCAGTTGCGATAGCATACTGGGCACCAGTAGGAGTATTGGTAGGTGTTGGAAACGAACCTGATTGAATTGGTTGATATACTGGATTTGGCATAGTCTTTTATACCTTAATTATAGTGATTTTCTCCGTATCTTTTTAGAAAACCGGCGACAAAGTACATTTACAATTCGGGTGATGAGGGATAAGAATTGTATCGCCTTTGCCGATTTCTTTTCTAGTAAAAATTCGCTTGCCATTCCTTGTTAATTTCTTACAAGCTGGGCACGCGTCTTTGTTTAAAACAATATAAAACTTATCCATCCCTCTATCTTCTGCTTCGTTTTTTGCGTCAATAGATTCAAGCCGCTTACTCTCTGTACGAAAAGCTCTCTCAGCTTCCCATTTCTCTTTCAGCTTTGGTCTTCTTTGTAAACTATTGATAATAGAAGAATCCTTCTTGCCTCTAGCTTGAAGAACATCAACTTGTTGACGTACATTATGGATATCACGCTGATTAAGTCGCTTAAAAAATTCTCTAAAATCGTTCTTATGAATAAGCCAGTAAGTAGTTATATCCATATTTAAATTATAATAGGAACCTCTACTTTTTTATAATGTTTAGCTTTCTCAGCATATGTATCTGTTTTTTTGTGGCACTTTTTACACAATGTTTTTCCATTATCTATATCCCATAATTCTTTTGATTCTAAACACTGTTGATATAAATCTGCCTCACCAAACATATCTTTAATTTCTGCTACAATAAAAGAAAATGGGATAATATGATGAGCTTGTAATTCCCCACCCCATTGACCACACTCTTGACAAGTATGATTATCTCTTTCAAAAATGGCTTTTGTCCATTCTCGACATTTAGAACTATGTCTTAAAGAATTAACTATCGAAATTCTACCTGCCCACTTCTTTCTCAATACAACATGAAAACATTGTAGACTACAATAAATACTTGTAGTAAGATTTTCACAATTTACGCATTTATGAAATCTAGAAGTTCCATCTCTATGTTTTCCAATATGACTTGGACTTTTGCGCTTATAAGATAACTTCCAATTTTTATGCTTCTTATGTATTTTATGTTTTTGTCCGTAGTTCCCATTACGTCTTCTTATCTCAACATGTCCATTATTCCCTTCGTAAATTCCACTTGGCATATTTTAATTATATATTATCCTAAATATTTCTTCATCACTTTCTCGAATGTATCAAATCCCTGTTCCCATGTCCAGTTTTTTCTAATATATTCGGCCGCAACTTTTCCTTTATCTTTTACTTCTTGTGGATGCTCATAACAGTATCTCATTTTTTCAACTAACTCATCAAGGTCTGGTTCTGCCCAGTCACCACAATCTTCATTGTAAACATCTTTTTTGGCAAACGCATCTGCATGAACCATCTTAAACTTATTCAGCGGATAACCTAATTCATCTGTTATCCAATCTGCTGGACCACTCCAGTTTGTTACAATCGCTGGCATACCAGTTGCCATCATTTCCAATGGCGGTAATCCAGCTCCTTCACCTCTAGTTGGAAAAACAAATACATCACACTTTTTAGCAAACTGAGTCATCAATTCGTCTTTGGCATATTCACCAATCTGAACTACTATTCTTGGGTCTTTATTTATTGGGAACTTAAACACAGGAGATGATGTTTTTAGAATCATCTTCACGCTAGTTAAATATTTTTTATCCCTTAAAGGAAATGCTTTTTGGAATGCCGCTATAACCAAATCAGTACCTTTTCGTACTGTTAACGCTCCCATGTGCCCAAATGTAAATACTTTATTATCTCTCTCAACATATGGAAAATGGTTTGTTTCAACTCCCCATCTCATTTCCTCAATAGGAATTGTAACACCACTATCTCTCATCGTTTGAATATTTTGTGAACAAAGAACAATCAGTGCTGTTAACTGATTTACATTATTAACCCAACTTGCAGGAATTCTTGTCGTCTCAAATGGAAGTATTGCAAATCTTTTTTCCCATGGGTCTGTAATCCATGAACTTTTTGGCTGTTCATGATATACCATCGCCATATCTAATGGGATTTCTTTCAATGCCATTTTAGCTACCTTATCGGCATTAAATTGTGTTCCTAACCAACGAACATCGTAGCCATGGTCATATAATTGTAATAACATATTTGTTGTACAATTTCCAAAACCACTTGTCGTATCAGCATTCGCAGTAAAACCAATTATCTTTTTCTTCCACGTCTCTGGATTATATTTTTCTCTTGTAAGAAAAAAGATAGTTTTTTGTCGTTTACTTATATGTAAAGCATCAGTAGCATCCAACTCAATTTCAGTATTGGTTGGTAAGTAATTATTCTTCCACAAGACTTCTCGGGCTCTCGGATGTTCTATTATTACTTTGACATTCATTATTCTAAAAGGTGCCAGCTCTTCCAGCAGTGGTTCCCGTCTAGCTTGGAAGGAAGAC